CTGGGAAACCTCCAGTGATGGATAATGAAGTTATTGGATATAATATTAGGTCTTCTGGATTTAAAGTGAGTGGATTAAGTAGTACTCTTTATTTGGGAGATACTCCAAATTCAGATTTAAAAACAGGATCACTGCTTTTCTTTAAATTAAATTCCCCCACAGAGGTTGTAGTGGTTAAAAAATCAGTTGGTACAATTGATTACATTAAAGGAGAAGTTAAACTTAATCCTGTTAAATTTATACAAACTGAAATGAATCGTAAATCATCTTTACTTGAAATTTCTGCCACTCCTTATTCCAATGATGTGATTGGATTACAGGACCTTTATTTACAACTAGATATGAATAACGTGGTAGTTTCTATGGTGGATGACAGAATTTCTTCTGGAAATGATAATTCTGGTAGTAATTATCTTGTTAAATCTAGTTATGTAAATAATTTAATTCGTGGAAACCCTATTTACTCTTCATAAAAATATAATCTTAAAGTAAATGGCAATAGATAGAATCCAATTCCAAGACCTAGTTACTGGCCAACTCCCAACGTATGTTCAGGAAGATTTTCCTCTTCTTGGGGAATTTTTACAGCAATATTATTTGTCTCAAGAGATAGATGGTGGAACATATGATCTATTGCAAAATATGGATCAATATGTAAAAGTTGATGAATTATATAATCTTAAAGATTCTACTCTATTGGGTGATGATGTTTCATTTGTAGATACCACTGTAAGTACAGACGCTTCTACTAATTTTACGCAAGGATTTCCAGAAAAGAATGGTATTATAAAAATTGATAATGAGATCATATTCTATGGTAATAAGACTACAACCTCTTTTGAGAACTGTATAAGGGGGTTCAGTGGCATTACAACCTACATTGGGAGTGATACCCCAGATAAGTTAGTATTTAAAGAAACTGTTACTGAGAAGCATGAGAAGGGGAGTGAGATACAGAATTTAAATATTCTATTCCTTAAGGAATTTTTCAGAAAACTTAAGCGTCAGGTTGTTCCTGGATTTTCTGAAAGGAAATTGAGTGGTGATCTCAATGAAAGAAATTTTCTTTTTGGTGCTAGTAGTTTTTATGATGCCAAAGGAACTGATGAAGGATTTAAAATACTTTTCAGAGCATTGTATGGAGATGAAGTAAAAGTTCTCAAACCTAGTGAATTTTTATTCCGTCCTTCAGATACTGATTATGTGGTTACTCAAGATTATGTTGTTGAAAAAATAAGTGGCGATCCTGAAGATCTTAAGAATTTAACTCTTTTCCAAGATAGCACTCAATCTAGAGGAACAGTAACTAATGTTCAGAATTTGCTTTATGGAGACGGAGAATATTATCAAATTAGTATTGATGCTGGATATCAAAGAGATATTGACTTAAGTAGTGGAACTATTTTTGGAAAGTTTAAACCTAATCCAAAAACTCAACTTTTAACTACTGTTGGATCTGGAACTACAGTTTTAGATGTTGATTCCACTATTGGATTTCCTCCTTCTGGAGAATTAGATACTCTTGATGAAGATGGAAAGCAACTTAAATTAAAGTATGGAAGTAAAAGTTCTAATCAATTTTTCGACGTTCTAACAGGTGCTGGAGTTACTTTAACTAAAAGAATTGAGAGAAAAGAAGATATACATTTAGATGACTATTCATATGCTTATGTTGGCATTACTACATCTACTCAAATTAAAGTTAGATTTACTACTACTCTTAAAGATCTTCAATTAGATGAACCAACATATTTGTATAATGTAAATGATACTATTAAACTCCAATCTTTGGGAATAGAATCTGATGTAATTAGATCTGATAATTGGAATTTTAACGTTAAAACCGAGTGGGATATTAATAAGGTTTCTCTAATTGATGCTACTGAGAATAAGTATCTTTTTAGTACTCATGATGAAAACATTTTAAGACCAGGATATGATATTACTGTAACTGACGCATTTGATTCTCTTACTGGTGGAAGGGTTATTAAGAAAACCTCCGGAATAGGATTTGAAGCTGTTTTGGCTAGCGGTATTGATCTTAATGGCAACTATAGAGTAGAGAATAAACTATTAAAGGGTAATCAAGCAAATCAGACTTTAATTAATCAGTCTATTGCTAATGTTCAAAATACATACTCCAAATTTGATGGAGAAGTTTTAGTAGCATCTAATTCTATTCCTAGTTGGGGTGAAGATGTAGATTTAAACGTTTATGATAAAATAAAATCTTTCTCAGGAAGAGCTAATGGAGAAATCATCACTTTTGATGGAACTGATGACCATGGATTCTATACTGGTAATGGTGTTTATTATGAGGCAGGAAATATTGTAACTACTACTCTCATTTATCAGAGAACTCTTACTTCTACTTCCATCAGTAAGTTTGATAATATGGATCAAGGGGTCTACTATGTTTATAGAGTAGATGCTACTAGTATTAAGCTTTCTAGAAGCAGATCAGATCTATATGAACAAAAGTATATTACTCCTTCTGGGGACGTAGTTAATAATAAATTTATCTATTATCCTTATTATCAAAAATCAATATCTCCTCAAAGTCTTTATAGAAAAGTTATTGATCCTCTTAAAAAGGATGATTCTTATGAGACTTATACTGGACATACCGGAATTTTACTTAATGGCGTAGAAATCATTAATTATAAATCTGGAGATCAAATAATTTATGGTGATGTAAAAAATGTGGATATTATAGATGGTGGAAGTGGATATGATATAATTAATCCTCCTCTTTTCCATGTTTCTGATGTTGTTGGAACTGGTCTTACTGGAATATCTGCAGTTGAAGGTAGTTTAGAAGAGATCAAAGTAGTAGATAAAGGATTTGATTATATTGATGCTCCTATAGTTACTATTAGCGGAGGAAATCCTATACAGACTGCTTCTGCAGAAGCTATTATAACTGATATTGTTCATACAGTTTCTTTTAATGCAGAAAGAGCAGGTGGTAATATAGCGGTTTCTACAGATGGTGGATTATCTGGTATTGGTACTACTTCTGCATCTATAGGTTTCTCCACTTATCATAAGTTTGCTCCTTCTGAAAAAATCATTTATAAGACAAATGGGGGGGACGCTCTTGTAGGTCTAGTTACTAATTCTGCTTATTTTGTACAAGTTGTTAATGATTCTAAGATTAAACTTCATGGTAGTTATAGCGACGCTGTTGTGGGCGTTAATACTATAGAATTTACAAATTATGGAACAGGCATACAAAATATTCAATCTGCAAATAAAAAGAATATAGTAACCAATATAGTTGTAACTGATTCTGGTTCTGGATATCAAAATAAGAAGAGAGAGATTGTTGTTAGTGGAATTAATACTGCTAGTAATTTAATTAAGATCACTAATCACGGATATGAAACTGGGGAAACTATCAGATATAGTTATGAAGGAGGGTCTAATACGTTATCTGGACTTTCTACTACTACTGATTATTATGTTTCTAAGTTAGATGATGATAATTTTAGACTATGTTTAGTAGGAAGTGGTAGTACAACAAATTATTATTTAAATAATAAAATCTACGTTTCTTTAGGTTCTACTGGAACAGGATCTTTTAATTATAAACCTATTACTGTTACTATTGATGGTAATATTGGTATTGCTACTTTAACAGGCCAAGATTTTAGAGCTAAGATTCAGCCAAGATTTAGAGGCCAAATTAACTCTATTGATTTAACTAATAATGGAACTGGATATGGTTCTTCTGAAATTTTTAATTTGGATAGACAACCAGAAATTGATTTCTATAGTGGAAATAGTGCTTTAGTAAGTCCGGTTATTAGTAATGGTAAAATTGTTGATATAGTTATTACTTCTAACGGTAGTCAGTATAATTCACCTCCAAATCTTGTACTTAGTGGGGTGGGATCTTTTGCTAGATTAACTCCTATTATTAATAATGGGCAACTTATAGAAATTAAGATAATTAACAGTGGTATAGGATATGAAGAGGGTAAATCTTCTATTAAAGTTGAAGCAGCAGGTAAAAATGCCGTTACTGATGTAGATATTAGAAGATGGAATATTAATGCTTTTGAAAGAGATTTTAATAATATTTCAGCGGATGATACATTCTTAAGTAATAATATTTCAAATACTTCTTTGCAGTATGGATACATATATGTTCCTCGTTATTTGAGAGAAAATACATACGGAATAACTGAAGGAAAAATTTTATATGGAAATCCAGATTTAAGAAGAGATGTTGTTACTGGAGAAGAAGAAGATAGTAAATATCATTCTCCCATTATTGGATGGGCATATGATGGAAATCCCATTTATGGTCCTTATGGTTATGCCACTCCTAGTGGTGGTTCTATTACCAGAATGCAATCTGGGTATCAATTACAAGTTAATCCCACCAATAGACCTGATGTAGGATTATACAAGGAAGGATTTTTCACAGAAGATTATAGTTTCGAGGATGAAGGACATTTGGACGTCCATAATGGAAGATTTTGTGTAACTCCTGATTATCCTAATGGTGTTTATGCATATTTTGCTACTATTGATGCTGTTAATAGTGGAATTTCACCATTTGCTAAATCTAGACCTCCTGTTTTCCCCTATTTAATTGGACAAAGTTATCATTCTGAACCTATTGATTTTAATTTCACAAATTCTTCTAATCAACAAGAATATGATATAGTAAGCCATACTTGGTTAAGGAATACATCTCCTTATAATCTAGATGCATCTAAGAGTGGATATGATTATATTTTTAATTCTAATAGTTTAAAACAACAAACTCTTAATGTTGAAGCAGCAACTGTTGGAAATGTAGAATCAGTAAAAATTATTAGTGGTGGAGATAATTATCAAGTTAAAGATAAAATTTTCTTTGATAATGGTGGAACTGCTGGAAGTGGAGCAAGAGCAAAAGTTGAGAAAATTGGTGGAAAGAAAATTATAACTGTTACTACTAATACGTCAGAGATTACTGATGTGGAGTTTGGTAGTAATAATTTTGATCAATTAATTGGTTTTTGTACTACCCCACACCCCCTCAGTGATGAAGATGCAGTAAACATTACAGGCCTTTCTACTCATTATCCAGTAAGTAGTGGGGAATTTGAGGTTGGAGTAAGATCTGATAATTTTATATTGAATTTGGGGATAGGTGATACATCCACTACTGGTATAGTTACTTATTTCTATGTTGGAGGTAATTTACATTATCCACATATTAGACCTAATGATATTCTAGGAATAGGAACTGAAAAGGTTAAGGTTTTAAATATTGATAAAAAGAGTGAAAGAATTAGAGTTCTTAGAGAAGTTGAGGGGACAAAAACTTCTGGAATTGCTTATACTAGCAGTAGAGCATTATTTGAAATTCCTAGGAAGTTTAGGATTGATGTAGGACTTTCTAAAACTACTAAATCTTTCAATGTAAATGAGGAATTCTATTTCTATCCTCCCGAAACGGTTGGACTAGGAACAGTTACTCCTACTGGAGCTGGAACCACCATTGTTTTTGGAAATCCAGGAGTTGGAGTTGCTTCTATATTCCTTGAGCCACGATCTCTCCGTCTCCCAGATCATAGATTAAAACTCAATGATAAAGTTACTTATAATGTTAATAAATTGAATAATGGAGATGTTGCAACTGCTATTTCTGCTTGGAATGGAATTACAACTACTACTCCCGGTCCTCATTATGCACCTTTAACAGATCATGCAACTCTTTATGTTGCTCCTCTTACTAGGGATACTATTGGATTGGCTACTAATCCTGTTGGATTAGCATCTACTGGTGGTGGATATGCTGGTATTGGTACAGATCTTGGATTGTTATACTTCACATCAGTAGGAACAGGCAATTATCATAGTCTGAAGACTTCTTTTGATGATGTCTTAACTGCTCAAGTAAGTATTAGCACTGTTACTGTTGCCGTATCTACTGCTCATGGATTGTCTAAAGGAGATACTGTCTTTATAGATTTAAATCCCAAAAATACTAAAACAATAGATGTTAGATATGATGATTATAATAGAAGAATGGTATTTGACCCCACAAGTTTTTCTACTGGAGATGTAGATATTGCTCAAAATACTATTACTCTAAGTGATCATGGATTTAATACTGGGGATAAGGTAATCTATAAGTCAGACTCTCCTATGACTAACCTTCAGCATGAGGGAATGTATTTTGTTATAGTAGATTCTCCAGATAAAATTAAATTAGCTAATTTAGAAATCGATGTAACCAATGGAGTTCCTATTAATATATCTGGAGCATCTGCTGGAATTATATGTAGAATTAATCCTTTAATTGAAATTAGTAAAAATCAAACTTTAAAATTTGATTTATCACATTCAACTTTAGCTTTTATTCAAAATAGTGTTACATATTCTGCTTTTGATTTAAATCTTTATAGTGATAGTAGGTATAGTAGTCAATTCTGGACTTCTAAATCTACATCAGCATTTGAAGTTACCAAGAGTGGAAATCCGGGAATAACCACTACTGCTAATTTGACTTTAGAATTTAAAGATAATGTTCCTGATAATCTATGGTATAAATTCTCTTTACAGAATCCCGATATTATTCCCAATATCAAAAGTGAAATGATCATTGATAGGGAAGCATATGGTTATACTAAAATTAATGCAGTAAAGACTCTCTATGATGGACAACAGAATGTTGTAGGAGTTGGAACTACTACATTTACCTATAATCTTAAGAGACCTCCTCTCAAATCAGGATATGGTTCT